GGATGGGGAATCGCCACGACTCTAAACGGACACGGAGACAGTGTAAGACTACTTCGGTAGCGACAGTCAGCGATGTGTCAAGAATCACCGCTCCTTTAGGACGGTGAGTATTTCAAACTCTCCCGCGCTTCTAGCCGGGAGAGTGTCAACCACCAGCTACACCTAAACATTTACGCAGATGATAAAAGTATTTCTCGACATACAGCCAACGTTTAGATTTCTAAAAAGACTTCAAGCACGATTAAAAAATCAATCTATTCTTATGGACGAGATTGGCGATTACTGGGAAGGTCGCATTCTTGAGGGTTTTCGCAAAGAAACTGACCCCTACGGTAAAAAGTGGAAACCTTTATCTCCTGCAACAATAGCTGCAAAAGAGCGTAAAAATTATCCTAGAAATATTTTAGTCGCATCTGGTAAAATGAAGCGAAAATTGAAAGTTACCGTAAATCGTAAATCAGTACGAATAACAATTGGGTTCCCTTCAAGATTTCATCAACGTGGTACTCCGCAAATTCCACAGAGAAAAATTATTCCAGAGAACCAGATCCCGAAGCGAGATTTACGTAATATCCAAGACATCATTATTGATTACTTGGATATAAAGTAGAAGCAATAAAAATTAATTTATGCTCAGTGACTAAAAAAAAACTAAAAATAGCAGCGATTTTCTGACAGAACAACATAAAAAGTTCTGTAGAGAATACGCAAAATCTTTAAACGCTACCCAAGCTTATTACAAAGCAGGTTTCAATCCAAGGTCTTATTCTGCCGCTGCTTCGGCTGCTAATAGGTTGCTAAATAGCGAGAAAATAATCAAATATATTGGGGATTTATTGAATGTAAATGAAGCTACTATTTCTAACGAACTTGCCAAAATTGCGCTTGCTAGTTTGGAAGATATTATTGATATTACTCAAGAAAAATTTACTTTTAAGCCTATTAATAAATGGCATCCACGCGCTTTTTCTACAATTAAAAAAATTACTATAACGACTGATGTTAATGGTGGTGAAAAAATACAGTTAGAATTTTACGATAAACTAAATGCTTTAGAAAAATGGTTAAAAATATTGAAAATTTACCCAGACGAAATGACTACAATGCAAGCTTTGAGAATATTAGGAAATGACCAGTTATTGTTAGATGAGCAAGCAGAAGGAATCGTTAGCGAATTGGAATCGATGCAAGAACGAATTAAGCAGCGCTTACAGTCGCTCCGAGAGGGAGAGTAGATTTTCGCCACAGTTCATAAACGATTGCTATCGGGTTGGTGGCAAGAATTTTGTTGAAGCTATTAAAAAATGGGGCGTAAATGAGCGTGGTGAAAAACTAAATTTACAAAATTGGCATCTGGAATACGCTGAATTAATTGGTGATTTCCGAGTTAGCAGTACTTTAACAACGGGCTGCTCTCAGGTTGGTAAAACGTTAATGCACAGCTTACTACTGTGCTTTTGTATTACCGAAGCTGGATTAAATACTTTGTGGACTTACGATCAAGAACGTTCTTTAAATATTCAAGTTTCCTCAAATTTCCGTCCCGTAATGGAAAAGTGGCTAAAAGCAAGAAAGATTGAAGAAAGTGGTAAGGATGCCAAAAATAATACGATTTATCAGGTTCAGGGAGCCACTGCACAATTTGTTTATGTTTCTACTTCTAAGTTAAAAGATTCTGAATCGGGAACTGCTGCTGCTGGTGGTATTGCGGTGGGTGTATCTCGCGATATTTTATTCAAGGAAGAGCGATCGCAGTATCCCCCAGGCGCGTCCGATCCGTTGCACAGACGCTTGGATGCTGGTAGATTACCAACTCGACCTATAAGAGAACTAGGAACTCCAGGAAGCGGGAACGGAATTGAAGCGGAAGTCGAAAATGCCGACTACCATTTTTATCCCCATTACAAGTGCTGTGAGTGTGGAGCAAAAAAACCTTTATATCCGAAAGGATGCTTACTTCGACCAGGTAAAGATGGTAACTATTTATCCCAAACTGGTAGACCTTTAAATTGGTGGCAGATTGATGGTGAAGCAATTTTCGCTTGTCCTGACTGTCTTACAGAGATTGACACGGAAGTGCGATCACAGTCTTGGTTCCGATGTATAAAAACTGGGATCGACTTGAGGAAGTTTTTAGAAGACTTACCTTCTGGTGAGAAGCAACCAGAAAGATTAGTTGCTATTACTTTGTCTCCTCTCCTTCGGATAAGAAGGTCGGATTTAGCTCAAAGTTTAATCAACGAAGGATTAAGAACTTTAAACACTGATGACTGGCAGCAGCAAGCATTAGGAGAGCCAAGTGTAAGTAGTGCTGACGGGGTAACTCTAGAAATCCTCAAAAAAGCAATTTCCGAACCTTCGGATACGAAGGAACCTAATTTTACTATTTGTGGAATCGACCAGGGACGAGCTGAATATTGGCTGTGGAAATGTCAATATTACTTACCTTCTGGCTGGGAGCAACTGCCATTATCGCAGCAGATTGAGCAGGTAAAACGTCAGGTTATATTTGCTGGTGATGTCGTTAAGGGTGAAATTTTAGAAAAAATTAGTGATTGCGATTTTGGAATAATTGATAATGAACCAGATATATCAGCCGCTGCAAATTTAGCGAGTGAATCATGTTTGGAATTAGCAGATCAGCAGTCGGGAATGTTAGATGATGTCAGAGAAGGGATTGTTAGGGAAGGTGGCGACGAACACAACTGCTGGAAATTCCGTAATGAAAAGTTTCTTAAAATAGTGCTGTACGCATTTTTGGAGGGAAGATACAAGCTACCTAGCGACTGGGATAAATGGCTGGGAATGCCTACAGAGCGCTCCCCCCTAGTTCACTTGGTTGCACCTAAATACGATGCTGGTTCTGGAAAGTGGAAGCGTCCTAAAAACCACGTTGATGACCTTTACTACGGTGCAATGTTCTGCGAAGTTGGTTGTTACCTTTACTTGAGAGAGCATATTGGTGTCAATGCGATTTTTGATGCAGGTGAGGAGCGGGAAGTCTATCAAATTATAAGTAAATTCTAAAAAACACACTTCCTGAGATAGGAAGTGTGGGTAATTGCAATTATGATCTGACGTAAAGCTCTGCGGGGGAGGACTCCCCCGCAAGACTTTACGGGCTTCGTCTGTGATAACACACGACTATTTTTATTACATCTATTTCCTCCTGCCCAATTTTTCTTTGATGGCATCAATTATGAACTGATGGATTGAAATATTACTTATAGAGCAATATATTTTTATTTCTTCCATCAATTCAACCTTGACTCGAATACCAAAACTTTTGTATTTTAAATCTCGACGTTTTTCCGACTTTATTTGTGCTTCAGTCCGTTTTCTCGGCATTTCCTTCTAGCCCCAATATCGCTTGATCCGAATCCTGACTACTTCTTTCAATTACAATCAAATGGTTTTTTAGCCTATTTCTTAATGTTTTAACCGAGCCAGTGACATCTAAATTAAACTCTTCAAGCATTTTTATTAAGTCCGATCTCTTAGCAGAATTGATTTCTTTTATTGAAGGTATATATGGCGTTAGACGTTCTGGTATTCCTTTTACTTCATCGACGACTTCTGCAACTACGTCTATATCTATAGAGTTGTCGCCATCACCATTATCATCAGGAGCAACATCTAGTACGTTCGCTTCTTCTGCATCTTTACCCTCAGTAAGAGTCGCTATTGGCTTTTCACCAAACAACCCGTTCACTAGTTCTTGATACTGCTGCATTTCCCCCGGACAATGTTCAATGATTTCCGCTACAGCTTCTTGTAATACGTGAACCGCAGACTCCATTTTACTTTCAACGCTACCAAGTTTTTGTAAATTAGCCTGAATTTCTCTTTGCTTCTCCTGCAAAAGTTCGATTTGCGCTTGCACCTGAGCGTAAAGTTCCTGCTGATGAGCGATCGCTTGATTTAACAACATTTTTTAACCTTAAATAGTGATTCGGGCGGCTCGTAGTGACTGCTCTCTCCCGGTTGATGTATTAAATATATTCGGTATCTGGTAGCGACAGATGATATGTGTGACAGTTTTTGAAGTGGCATATGTCTTTAATTGCAAAAACTACTTCTGCTTTTTTGGGGTAAAACAGAGGTAGTATCGAGCCAGTAATTTAAAGTAAATGCCTTTATCTTCCGATTTATCAAGAGAAATTGCCTCATCAAATAACGATCATCGGCATCATTTATTTAATAATCTTCCGTGGACGGAAGATGACACTTTACTTTATCTACTGGGGGGAGAATCTGATCACTACGATCTAATTACCAAAGATGCTAAAGCAAAGGGATTACTAGAGAACCGGGACAGGAATGTGCAGTTGAGGGAATGGGAAGTGATTCCTGCATCAAATAAAAAACTTGACAGAAAAGCGGCGGATGTTGTCAAAGATGTGTTGCTTGGGTGCGATTTCGACCAGATGTCATCCGATTTAGTTAAAGATTCTTTATTGAAAGGAAATTCCTTTATTGAGTTAATTTGGGGGATTGATGGGAAAACGACCTTTATTGAAGATGCTCCTGGTCGTTCATTGCACCGATTCCGATTTTATAAACCTGAAAATACCGAGAAAGTACCTAAAAATATTGGGATTTACCGCAGGCACGAAATCCGACTTTTAAATTTATCTGACTTGTATGTGGGCGAGCGCGTACCTCACAAGCGGTTTCTATGTCACTGCTACGGAAATAAAAACGATAATCCGTGGGGAATTGGTTTAGGTAGGGTGCTTTACTGGTTCGCGGTTAAATTTAAAAAGGAGATAATCAAGCAGAGATTGATTTATCTTGATAGGTACGCCGAGCCGACAAAAATTGGTAAAGCACCAGAAAAAGCGAGTAAAGAGGACAGAGCTAACTTTAACAGAACTATCGAAAAAATTATTAGTTCTGGTTACGGAACATTGCCAGCGGGTTATTTGCTAGAACTTTTGGAAGCCCAGCGCTCATCGAGTGGGGATATGTACCAAACAGCAATAGATTGGTGCAATAAAGAGATGGCTATGGCGACTTTGGGGGAAACATTGAGCATGGAATTGCCAAATAATGCTGGTTCCCGAGCCGCTACGTCAACTCAAACAGATGCATCTTCAATACTTTTAGCTAAATATGATTGCGATCGCTTATCAACTGGTCCTTATAGAGTTTTGGCTTCCTGGATAACTTCTCTCAATGTTCCAGGTGCAAAACCACCAATGATTTGGAAGTTGTTTCCGGAATTAAAATCAACGGAAGATTTAAATACTAGAGTGAATCGCGACAATACTTTAAATACCTTGGGCTATAAAATTAGCCCGGAAAAATTAGAAGAAATATATGGGAAAGGATATATTGATGTAGAAGCGGTTGAAGCGGAAAAAGCAGAAGAAGAAAAAGCCAATCAATTTGGCTTGAGTTTCTCTGAACGCAAGACAAAAGCTTATCACCGACGATTAAATAAATATAAGTATGTTGTCTGACTTATTTAGAAACTTAAATGACTATACTGAAATCAAAACTTCGGAAATCAATAGTAATTCGCTTTGTTGTTTTGAATTTAATGAAAGCTTAAACCACTTTGTTTGGCAAAATATTGATAGTCAAATAGTTGAATTTAGCAAGAAGAAAAAGCGTAGAAGTTGCAATAAAGGTTATCCGTGTGGAAGTAGTTGTATCAGCAAGAGTTATTCATGCAAAAAAAAATTAAAAGGTCAAGCAAAAAATTATGCTGAGTTTTTGAAATCAAGCAAGACCTTAAGAGGTAAGAAATCGCAGAAATCCGTTTCAAATAAGCAAAAAGAGAAGAGTAAAAAGAGTCAAAAGGAACATTTATCTCTTGGAATGAGTGATGAGGAAGCGAATCAATCTTCCTTCCATCAATTATTAGGGAATGCGGCTAAACACTTAGAAAAAGAATATGGAATGACGAAACAAGAATCAGTTAGAGCCGTGTATGGCGTGAATATGTTCACGTCTAGTAATTATCCTACCTATAAAAAAATTGATAAAGGATTGAAAAAGCCTTCAGTAGCGCAAAAAAGGCATATCGACGGTATATATAATTATATAGAAAAAGCCCCTAAATATGATGGCGAAATTCATAGGGGAATTTCTCTAAAGCAGGCAGGTTTCAATCAATCTAAGTTTGAAAAGCAACTAGAAAAAGGGCTAGACTCGCTCAGCAGTTTTTCTAGTAATATGAGGGTAGCTGATAAGTTTAGTAGTGAAGGTGGGGCAAGTAGCGATGACTTAAGAATAGTATTGTCAGTCAAAAATAAATCGGGAGTTTCAGTAAAAAGACTTTCTTCTATACCCGACGAGGATGAGGTAATTGTCCCAAAGGGTGTTAAATATAAAATTGTTGGTAAAGAAGAGAGGGAATTTAGAGATCCATTGTTTGATACTAAAATCAAAAAAATCGTTTATCAATTAGAAGAGGTGGAATAAGTAAAATATGCTAAAAGGTGAAGAATTAGACGAATTAGAAAGGTTGACAGCAATAGACGAAGATAAACTGACGGTAGAGGAGGTACAGAGAAGAAACGAATTACTGGATCTAAATAAACAACCGGGTGCGCGTACAGAAAAATTTGTTTCAAAAAGTAGCGACAATCCTTTTGATTAAAATTAGTTAGATGTTGACAAGCAACGTTGATTTTATGCGGTCAATTTGTCGAGAATTTGACCGCGAAACTGATTACTCAAGCTTTGATGAACCGGAACTTCAAGGAGCTTTTGAAGCAACCGTGATGCAGCTTATTTTGGAGCGAAGTTATGGAAGTATTGATTTTAAAGAAGTAAAAAAAATAAGAATTGGTTCTACTGTAAGCTGGGAATACGGTGATGCTGATGCTATTGGTAAAGTTGTAAAAGTTTACAATAAACGTACTGCTTTGAAATCAAAAAATTCTACCATCGTTCGCAATGGTTCGGATAAGAATCCTGCTTTAAAAATAGTTCAAGATAATGGTTCAACTGTTCTAAAGCTATCATCAGAAGTCGAAATAGTTGATTTTGTAGAAGAGATGCAAGTAGCTTTTAACGAACCAGAAGTAAATATCAACGATATTCCTAAATTAATAAAGACTGGGATAGAAAATATTGATTTTCGCGCATTAATTCATCAAGTAATTAAGTGGAAGGGTTTTGATATTGGTGTTGAATATCGTCCAGGAGATATTCGCTTCAAGGGTTCTAAGCACGAACGCAAACTGCAATGTGGCTACGGTCACATTCGTAAATATGTTGGTGCTGACGGGGAAGCTTTGGATTGTTATTTGAGCGATGATTTTTTTAGCGGCGACACACCAAGCGAGAATATTTATGAAGTTATTCAGCTAAGTGCTGAAGATGGTGATTTTGATGAATTGAAATTCATGCTGGGTTTTTCTTCAATAAAAAGTGCTAAAGATGCTTATTTAACTGAAATGTCGGCATCTCAATTTGGAGGTATTAAGGAGGTAACAAGCAAAGAGTTAGAAAAATATAAAAAAGATAATATTAATTATCAAGAAGCTGTTTTGAAATTTGAGTCTGCTGTTGAGAAATTAACTTCAGCAATCCAAATTGAAGGTGAATTATTGTCCCAAGAGTTGCTCGATGAAATTGCTGAAATTAACGAGCAAGATATTGAGAATGCGGTTAAAGATTTGGAGGGAACTGGAAGTGAATCGATAGGGTTAATAAATGCTAATTCTGAGAACAATTAAACATTTAGATATTACACATGCATCTTTAGGAATATCTTGGGCAATCAGCGAGATTGAGCAAACAGCTTATATCAATACTCCTTTTTTAACTGTAAGAATCACTAATTATAGTGGAATTGCTCATAAAATATATTATCAAAGATTAAATATTATCTATAAAATTATTGCGATAATGTGTGGCGCTAATATATTTGCTATTAATGAATATTTAAAATTCAAAACATTTGAGCAAGCATATTTCTTTTATTGGCTGATAAGAGGGGACTTAGGTGAATAATTTTTCTCTTAATTTCAGTAGTTTTGATGCAGAAAAGTATAACTATAAAAATGGTAAATTCCGAGACAATAAAACAGGTAAATTCCTGTCAAAGAAGCGCATCAAAGAACTTACTGTTGAAAATATTGAAATTCAACTTAAAAAACTGTCGAAAATTGGCTCAAAACTAATTAAAGGAAAATTTTTGCTTCAAGACTGGCTTCGAGAAACTGCTCAAGCTCTGAAAAATTTACATGCTCAACAATTCCTATTGGGGGTTGGAGGGAGAAACAATATAAGATTTGAGGACTACTTGGTATTAGCTCGTACATTGAAAGAGCAATATAAATATCTCAGAAAGTTTGCTATTGATTGCAAGTCTGGTATTACTCCTTTGCGCTTCAAATATCGTCTCAGGCTTTATGCTTTATCTAGTAGAGGTAGTTATTTTTTAGGTAAAAAGCAAGCAGCTAAGCGTGAAGGTAAAACGTCAGCTATTCGTAAGCTAGGGGTTGCAGAACATTGCGTTGATTGCCTCTATTACGCTTCTTTGGGTGCGGTTAGCCTTGAAGAGGCAATAATGCCAACTCAGCAGTGTGCATGTGGTCCTAACTGTAAATGCGATATTGAATTTATAGAAGATGAGATTGCATTTTCTGAAGGTAATTTTATTATCGACAAAAACGGACGCTGGAGAGATAAAAACGGGCGTTTCATTGAAATGCCGGACATCGAAGAACCGGAGCAGAATTCTATTGTTGCAGCTTCGGTAAAAAGTAATATTAATAAATATAAAAATATTGTTCGCGATATTGAAAAATTGAAGTTACTTAATTTGTCAACAAAAAATGCTTACGATGCCACAGTTGATAAATTAAAACGTAAATACAAAAACGACGCGACCGCTCTTTCTGTAATTAATTCTTTGCAATTTGAGAGAGGAATTTCTAATAAAAAGAATGCCGCTGCTAAAGTAGATGTGCTACGCAAAATAATTGACGAAGTTAATTCTGAAGGGTCGAGAAAATTAAGCGTAAAAACAACTTCTGACAAGTCGGTAAAAACTATACCTATAAATGACGAAGCTGAATTTATTAATTTATCAAAACGAGTTTTAAATAATTCATCGAAAGAATTTCAGCAGGATAAATCAGCGGTCGCAGCTATTAATCGATATAGGAATACAGTGAAAGAAATTAATGAGGCTATACGAGAGGTTGGCAATAAATCTTTGACAGATAGCGATTATCAGCGATTGTATGGTAAAACGGCTGAGCTATGGTCTAAATTAAAGGTAAGTTTGGAAGAAGTTAACGACCTACAGAATAATTTCTATAATGAACCGCTTATCGACGAGTATCTTGGTAAGATTGGCGAGATATCGCGAGAATCTCCTGGGGGATTTAAGATAAATATTCCGGATAGTATCAAAGATATTAAAAATATCTTTAAGGCTGAAATTTGTTAGTTTAGGAGCGTAGTTAAATAATGAAATTACCCGAAAACGCTAGTCCAGAACAATATAAAGAATTTTACGACCAGCTTGAACCCGACAAGCAAACAGAATTCCGAAAAGCCGGTTTGCTAACTTTAATTAATACGATTTACACTGATAAAGCTCAAGACGTGATTGAAGATGATGAGCCAAAACCTGGTACAGTCTCTTCCGGTATTTTTATTGATAAAGATAGCGAGTATGGAAAATTTAATTATGAATTAAAATCGAGTGGCGATGATTTTGTACTCAATTACTTGCCAATTAAATGACTATTACAACACTGTTCTCCAATCTTAGTGAATATACTGAAGCTGAAGTAGAGTTTGAGGAAGAAATATCATCTCTAGAGTTCAGTGAAAGCGCAAATTTTTTTGTTTGGTCGAATTTGCCAATTCAAATATTGGAGTTTGCTAAAGGGGGAAAGCAGAGAAGCTGTAAGAAAGGCTACCCTTGCGGTGGTAGCTGTATTAGTAAAAACTATGCTTGTAAAAAAGCTGTAAAAGGTGAAGCGAAGAATTTTGGTGAGTTTTTGAAAAACCAGAAAAACGGCAAGAAAGCTAAGCCGAAAACTACTGCAAAGAAAAAATCTACTCCAAAGAAAGCAGTTAAGCCGCAGAATACAAAAAATCAAAAACCAGAAGCTAAACAAGAACCGAGTTGGCGGGATCTTGCGAAAGCCAATCGGGTTAAAAGTGAATTAGATGCTTTTAATGATAGAGATAAAGATTTTTTTGAAGTTCCTGCTGGAACTTATAAAAATAACGGTAAAACGATAAAGGTTTCAGGCAATGAAGGTGGTACACAAGATGTTGAAATCGACGATGTGTCTAAGCTATACACCAAAAATTTGCCGAGAGAAAGTGTAGAAGCCACTATTGAACACTATACTAGCCCTATGCAGGGCACAAAAGATGAATTAGGGGAAGCTTATGAAATGCGATCGCGGCCTCCGATAAAATCAAAAGAAGAATTCAGTAAAGAATTTGACGAAGCTTTTGAAAAACTAGACCCTGAAGGTACTGGTTTAGTTGAGGTTAATAAGGTGCGTCGAGCGCTTGGAGATAGGCTGTCTCGTGAAGAGTTTGACAATTATTTTTATGATAGTTCCATAGAAAAATATACACCATCTGGGGGTTCGCTGGGTAATTACGGGAATTCAGGAGCAGACCCGGCTTATGCATCCGCATTGAGAGATTCCCTCGTGACAGAATTAGATGGGTTCAGGACTTACTTCCAAAAAGATTAGCGCACCCAACGGTAATGCTCAGGGAAAAGCTCGTTTTCGCTGCATTCAAAATATTGAGCCAAGGCAACTCTTGCTTTCTTCCAGGGCTTTTGAGAACCACATTCAAATCTTGAGATGTAGTTGCTGCTAAAATTGCCAATCCCTTTTTCAGCCATAGAACAAGTTAATTGACTTTGAGATAAACCGCTCGCGATTCTTTTCAGCCGTAAGGTTTCGCACTTAGGAAACTCTGCTTTTTTCATATTTAATACCAATCACCACTACATTTATAACCTCAATATGAGTAAGTAAGTAAGTAAGTGGTCTTTTTTTGTGCTAATTGTGCTATTCCTTAAGAGTTAAATAGTCGCTTTTAGCCCTGCGGATGTCTAAATGCGTTGAAATCGAAATTTTTAAATCTGGTAAGCAAGTCGCGAGTAATGGAGCAGAATTTAACTTCTCTGTTAGCGATTTAAAACAAGCTGTCAATTCTTTTAATCCTGAATATTTTAGACCACCGACAATAGTGTCACACGATACAAAGGGTATCAAAGACTCTGAAGTAGCTCATTCCGAATTATGCTACGGAGTTCCCAAATATCTTAAAGTTGTTGGCGATACTCTTAAAGCGGGGTATGAAAAAATTTCTCCCAAAGTAAAACAGTGGGTTCGAGATGGATTACTTCATAGTGTGTCAAGTAGTTTCTACCTTCCCAGTAGTCCCAGCAATCCCTACCCTGGGAAGCTGTCTTTGCGACACATCGCGCTTTTGGGGAAAACACCACCAGCGGTGAAGGGATTAAGGCAGCTTGAATTTCAAGTTTCAGAGCATCAAGAAGGAGTAGTTGAGTTTTCTATGAATGTAAGTGCGTGGGGGACATGCGCTGATTTATTTCAGCGATTTCGGGAATACTTGATTGATAAAGAATCGATTGAGGTAGCAGATAGAGTTTTACCAATTTATGAAATTGAAAATTTAAGAAATATGGGTGAAAGCTATACAAGCCTTTACGGAACAATATCGGGACTTGAAATGCAGGTTTCGGAAATGCGGCAACATATGCTCTCGAAACCTTCTGTAGAGTACATGGAAGGAGATTACAAAACAAAAATGAAGGCTTCCGGTAAATCAATTGCCGATATTTCAGAGGAATCGGGAATAGAAGAATCGGAGATTTCGGATATTGTCAATAACGGCAAAAAGCCTACTGCTTCTCAACGAAAAAAGCTAGATAAATGCTTTGAAGAAAAAGAGGGGATGGACTACGAGGAGTATTTGAATGAAAGAGAAGAAGCCGTTGAAAAGAAAGAAAAAGAACTTGAGAAACGAGAAATTACTGATTTTGTAGAGTCTTTGATTAATCAAGGTAAAATTATCGCTGCAAAACGCGATGATACTGTGACTTTACTATTAGCTTCCTCGGACAACAAAACCGCTAATTTTTCGGAAGCTTCTGGAGGAAAGAAAACCCCCAGACAAGCACTGAAAGATATGCTCAACGACCAACCATCATGGAATTATGGCGAGGAAATTGCTTCTCCTATCCCCAAAATTCCGAAGGTTCCTAGCTTTAATGCACCAGATGGTTACGGTGTAGATGAAGCTTCTGGTGGTCTTTATAAAAAGGCGGTCGCTTACGCAAAGGCGAACAATTTAGATATAAACGATACAGCGGAATTTACGGAAGCGTTGGAGGCTGTACAGAATAATGGCTAAGTCAATTTTTGATATTGCTTCCAAAAGTATTGATGACCAAACGGTGCAGGTCGCTCAAGCTACTCCGATTGGAAAATGCATTAACTACGACGGTTCGTTGGTTTCCGCTGCTGGAAGTAGTTTTAGAGGAATTACTCAGCAAGAGTCAATAAAAAGTGGTGAATTTATCCGTACTGCTGTGATGGGTACATGTGGAGCGCAAGTAGGGGAAGCTGTAACAGTTGGAACTGCTTTAACTTCTGACTCTCAAGGAAGATTGGTCGCTGCATCCAGCGGACAGTTTGTCTTTGCTAGAGCGCTGCAAGTCGCTCAGCAGGCTGATGATTATATTGAAATTTTTATAACAAGAGAAGGAAAAGCGTAATCGAATGCCACAGTTAAGTTTAAGACAAGCGAAAGTCGTTGACCCAATTCTTACTCGCTACGTCCAGCTTGGACCGAAGCAAGGAAGAATGGTTGGGAATTTGTTGTTCCCTCCGGTTCCGGTAGGGAAGCGAAGCGGACGAATTATCAAGCATTCAGACGAAGCTTTTGCTTTGATGGATACCCGGCGCACACCAGGAGCTAGAACAAAGCGAGTAGCAGTAGTTTACGGTAGCGAATACTTTGAGCTTTACCAAGACAAAATCGAAGGTGAGTTGCCCATAGAATTGCTTGAGGAAGCAGAATCCGAAACAGATTTACCTATTAATTTGCAAAGAGCGACTTCTCGCAAGGCTAAAAATGTAATTGATTTGAGGCTAGAGTACGATCAACTGTCGCTTGCTTCTTCACCCGATGCTTATGGTTCCAATTTTACTGAAGTACTAAGTGGTTCCTCTCAGTGGACAGATTCTACTTCAAGACCTAAAGCGCAAATGAACGAGTGGAGGGAAGCGATCAGAAGTGAGACTGGGGTATATCCCAACACTGCGATATTCTCTCCTAAAGCCTTTAATGCTCTTGACATTCATCCGGAAGTTCGCGACCAATTTAAGTACGTCAAAGACGACAGCTTAACAATTGGAATGGTGCAGCGATTTTTTAATATTGAAAAATGTGCGATCGCTACTTGCTTAGTCAAAGATCCGATAACCGGGTTGAAGCGAGATATTTTACAAAATGAAGTTATTCTGGCTTACGTTAATCAAGAACTTGACCCAGAAGCAATAGAGCCTTCTTTTGGCTATACCTATACCTTAAAAGGTTATCCTATCGCGTTACCCAGTTATTACGAAGAGAATAGAGAGACTTGGCTTTTTCCAGTAAAAGCTGAGCGTGCGCCGTTAATTACTTATAATGGTGCGGGATTCTTAGTTCAAAATGTTACACAAAATTAATAATTTTTAAATTATGGCTAGAAGAAGAGCAGAGTCGGACGATTCGGAAGCAGTTATCGAAGTCGAAGACAATTCCGAACAGGAATCTGAGGACAATAAAGAAACAGCCGCATTTGCCACAGGGAATATCCCCGTGGCACCCACAGCGGATACTTCAGATAAAAAAGGAAAACAGGAAACTCCCATTGTTAAGCCGGCGGAATCAACCGAGGAGAGCGATAAGCAAGCTAAAGTCGCAGATACAAAACTATACCGCTGCAAAACCACAATCAATCACAATCAAAAACAGTATCAAGCTGGCCATAGTTTAAAAATGAGTGAAGAGGAAGCTAAACCTTTGATTGTGATTGGTGCGATTGAACAGATTTAGTAATACGCTCTCACTATGTATGTAACCGCAGAAGAATTTGAACAGCAGGTAGGGACGAATGAGACTATAGAGTTAACCAACCTTGACAACCCAGATGCTGAATTAATTAATCTTCCCCGATTAGAATTGGCGCTCATTGAAGCTAGCAGCGAGATAAATGGATATCTTGCAACTCGCTACTCCATTCCCCTAACCTCCGTGCCAACCTACATAAAAACTTACTGTATCGATATCGCTTGGTACCGCTTGGCTCAAAACAATGCTCCCGAAGCTTATTCGGAGCGTTATAAAAATGCAATAGCGCGTTTAAAGGATATTGAAAAAGGGGTTATGCTCATCATTGACGAAAATGGAATTGTAGCGGAAGCGCGACAGGAGCAAAATTCTTTAATTGATAACCGTGGTTTTCCTTTGGACGACTGGACTGTTTATGGTGGTGAGTGTAAAACAAGTTTTGATAATTTAAAGCTTTATTGATGATTACTCAACTCAAGCAATCCATAATAAAACAGTTACAACCGTTAAAGGATAGAGTACGTATAATTGCTGATGATACTGATGGGGAAGCGGGTAGTAAAAATTTAGTTAAAGGTGACTATGTTCTACGAGTCGGCTATACTGGGGGGCAATTCCAACCTCCTCCAAGCACTAACTATATCGGTTTACAAAACTGTGATCGCAATTTTCAAATATCGATAGAAATTAAAGATTTTAGAAGTGAGGATAAAGCGGTTGCACTGGTTGAAGAAGTAGAAAAATTATTACTTGGATTCAAAGCTTGTACCGAGGGGGTGACGGGAGAAGCTTATCTGGAATCTGATAATTTTCAGCAGAATCGAGATGGTATTTATTTTTACATTATTAATTTAATTATTCCCACTGTGGAGATAAGGAATGTCTGACGCTAAATATGGATTGAGAACCGTTTCGAGAGTAGGGTTATTTCGGCAAGCTACAGTAGCTGCGAGTAACCCTGGCGATCCACCTACAAAAATACTTTTGCCAATCCCAACGGTTGTTGCTCCGACAGAAATAACAATTAATCCCAACGAGCAGGTATTAGATATTCCGGATGTTAACTGCAAAGGGGAAAATGTTATTGCATTAACGTTGACTCAGGGTTTTACTCCGGAATTAACCATGAACTTTTCAACGGGAACCCCCGACTTTGATAGCTTCACTCATGGAAGATTGATGAAGGCTGAAACTAACGTTCCTGGATTCGTTTATTTTGAAGCAGATCCTAAATCAACTGATATCCCAGCTAGGCTTGAAGGACAAGCTGGTTTTCAAGTAGTAGCTCAAGATGAAAACTCAACCGCTGAAATATATTATGTTGATGACGCATCCAAGCTAGCTAAAAAGGTGTCCGTAATAAGTGGTGCTGCGACTCCTAGCGGAGATGAAATCAAAATAAATACTGCTCTTGCCTTAACGTTAAGTCCAGAACTAGTAGCTACTGGTCAAACATTACGTGGATGGGTTCCCTGCACCTTTGACAGAGCTACTATCATAAGCTCTGACAACTTAGGGATTATTACTGTTTACGGTATGGGCGTTGATTATGATGGGAGATTTGCGGGATTAACAGCTCGCAATTGTTCTAGACTTCCAGGCAACGGTCAAATTTCCTCCAATCCTGAAAAAAGCGTAACGTTGAGAATTCTTCCCGATCCCAATGACGGTACTGGATTGGGCTATCAAATGTATTATACAGATCAAAAAGTTGCTTGCTAATGTTGTTAGATAGTGGTTTTTATCGGATTGATTTAGACTATGGTGATTTTAAATTAATTAAAGCACCATGTTTAAAAGTTGAATCAAGAGTAAGAGCTTATCACGTAGAATTATTAAGGCAAGTAAAACAATTTGAAAATTATAATAAAAAAGGATTTGATGTCCCATTTTTTGAGCATCTCAAAAATTATTATCTGCATATCTGGGATTTGATTGATACAAATATTGATATAAATCAGTTACGTCCAGATAGCAGGCACGAATTTTTTATTGCTAAAGAACAGCAAAATAATTCGTATATTTCTGGCTTAGAACTTTTAATGGGGTATGGTTACAAAAGCAAAAGTAATAATCAAATAAGTATAACAACAGGTGATTTAACTCTTGATTTAATAGCAGAGCTAAGCATTAATAATTCACAAAATATTGATTTTTTAATATCAAACTTTTCTTCTTTTGAATTAATAAAAATTTGCAAGCAGCAATCAGACAGATTGAGGGGGGAGGATGCGATCAAAGAAAAACAGCAAGAATTAGATTTAAGAAATCTTCAAGAAATTGGAGAGAAAGAATTACAAAAAAGTGGGTTTAAATTTCCTTTTTAATTATGAGTGGACGTTTGATAGCTGGAGTTGACGAAAACGGTGTAGTTGTTCCTTTAAAAGTAAATAATCAAGGAAGGCTAGAAATATCTGGAATTGATGGGGGAAGTTCAGGAGGTAATACTGGTGATGCGAGCGCCGCAAATCAACAAACGCAAATAGATAGATTAGAAGAAATAGCAGGTCAAACAACATCTTTTGATGGAGTTGATACCTTCTTTTCTGTTGGATATAGCGCTCTACAATTATTAATTAATTTAGGCACTAAATTCGAGAGTGCAGCATCAACTGATACTGGACAAGGAAGTGTAATAGCAATCTTGAAAAGATTGCTATCGGTAAAGCTTTTAATAAAAACTCAAACCCCTTCTTTCACTTCCGTAACAACATCAGGAACAATTGCAGCAGGTGCTACAAGTGTGAGCATTGCAAACGTTGGTAGTTTTGACGGCACTGTGCTGGGAACTAACTTACCAGCAGGTGCGAGCATTGAATTTAATGCAAATTGGATACATATACTTGGATCTGTTAATTACGATGCAACAGGAACCACATTTTTAATTCAAGAGGTACGATAAATGGCTATATATTTGCCACCGAAAAGTACTGGTGAGTGGATTGATTTAACTGGTTACAATCCTGGATACTCAAGTTACGTCGATTTCTTAGAAGGTTTTACTGCACCAGCCTATAAAAAAATTAGAGATTTGATTTTTTTTAGAGGGGTAATAGAAAAAGATAGAAGCATCGCAGATGATTCTGGAATTGTTCTTATTTTGCCAGCAGGAATTAGACCAACCAGCAACGGTAACTATCCTTTAACATTTGGTGCTTCTGCTTCTGTCTCTGATTTCTTAACTTATCTAAGAATAAAGCCAAATGGAGAACTTATAATAACGCGAAATACGTCTGCTATTCTTTATTTTAACTTGGACGGAATTTCTTTTGCAATTTAAACTACTATGTCAATAATATTACCAGCAGAATTAATAACTAACAATAAAAGTGATATTGAGAAAATTGCAATGACAATTTCTCGACCATACAATTTTGTTGTAGAAAACTTAGAAAATAATTTAAAAATAGAAATTATAAATAAGCAGGGATATTTTAAATTAAATGGTGGAGTAGTAAAGTTTTATAATTACGAATTAAAGCAACACAGTACTTTAGAACTACCAAGCCAAGAAATTAAAATCCCAGAAGAAATAATAAATTCAAACTCCTTGTACCTGTATTTAAAATCAGACGGCACTCTAATTTACAAGGTATTTGCTCCAACTTCTAACGATTTAATAGAAACAATTCCGTTGGGTGCGATTGTATCTAGAGATGGTGGACAAACCTTGAATCAAATATTCTCTTTTGTTATTAATGGATCTAAGGAAAACCAGTCCAGCCTAGATAATGGGCTAATTAACTTGAATTCTGCAACATTAGTTCCCAATCCAAATACTAAGACTTTTAGCAGAACTGCTGGATGGTTTAAATCAACTGGGAGGAATTATTTTACAAATCCCCAAAATCCCGACCGCAGTTATTTTGATATAGCTGATACCGTAAACTTGTTTTATCTAAAACGCGATGGCTCAATTTCAACAACAACAACAGAATTACAAAGCGACAAATACGATCCAGGAAATGGCGAGCTAAAGGATGTTGAAGATAGAAAAGCAACCGTGCAACAGGTTTTAATATCATCAACTGGATCTGTAGTTGTCTTGTACGGAGGTATTAAGTTTAGGAATATTACTGACGCTAAAAATAAATTCCAATTAGATATTCAAACAAGGCCGTCTAATTTGGATGGGTTTTTGCGGTGTGCAGTAATTATCTGTACTGGGAAAGTTGTTGATACAGCAGACCAATCGCAAGTAACTGTAATTCCATGCGATTCCAGAGGTAACGTAGGTTATTTTGCCCCTTTTATTGAATAAAGAAAAAGGTTGTATCTAGGCTCTTACATGCCTTCCTTACATATATTATTGAATTTGAAAACAAAAATAGTCCGCGAGGCTATGCTCCCGCGAACTGACTATTAATCTTAAGAGTAAGGTTAATCATGAAATCCTTAAGCATTATGGTAATCTAAAATATTAGTTGTTAACAGAGTAAAAACACGCTTTGTCAACGACCCCCGACTTTAAGTCGGGGGCTTCCAGCCTAAAAATTGGAAGCCCTAAGTTGACCAGACTATCCCACGAGAGGAGTTTTAGATGAAAATTGGTGAAAGTCACAGTTATACAGTTATTTGGAATGACTGCTATCAAACTGACGACAAGGAATTAACAATTGAAGTAACCGCTACTTCAGGCGTTTTTCCTACCATTTACAGGACTGTATTAAGAGGGGTAGAGTATGAAGTATCCGAAGCCGCTTTAATGAAGCAAAGCCCGCAGACGCAAATCATTAAAATGGCTATTAGCAGCTTTGAAGAGTTGAAGGAAAAGTATGTGGTAAATGAGTGATTTAATTCCAATTCTTCAACACAATGTCCCTCGTTTTATTGGACATATAAAGTCTAAGGGTGGGGTAAGTAACGAGGAATGGAAATGGCTGACTCATGGTACTAAAAACGATTGGGAGATAGCTGAATCTGAAGACCCAAACTATCCTTCTGGTTTGTTTCTGCGGGCTGATGATTTGTTGCTGTATCCACCCAACCAAGAAACTTTCAATAAGTCAATATTTGTATTAGTTTTAGCTCTTGCAATCATGAGTTTTATTCCTTGTGGTGTTAGATTTGGTGAGTTAAGATTTGATTCTGATATAGAAGGTTTTTTGGAAAAAGATGCCTTACATTAAACCAGATTGCACTGGTCAGAAATTTGGATATTTAACTGTTTTAGGAAGTATTAAAAAGACGAGAAAGAATGGAACTTATCAAACTTTATGGCGGTTGCAATGTGTTTGTGGAAAGATAATTAAACGCAAAAGAAGTAATTTTGACCATCCAAAATACAAAAAACCTTCTTGTGGTTGTCAAAAGTTCAATGTCGAGCGAAAACATCCTTTTGAAAAACCAGACTGTACGGGTCAAAGGCTTGGATTCTTGACTGTTCTAGGCAAGGGTGAGGTGATATTTGTAGGTAATAGGTATCGTCGATTATGGATTCTTCAATGCGATTGCGGGAACATAATTAAAAAGCCTAGAGCTGACTTTGACTGTCTTGGCAAGCAAACCTCTTGTGGATGCAGAAGAAAATTGGGATTAGTGGACAACAAACGTCGTCCGATTGACATTAGTGGTAGGAAGTTTGGCAACTTAACCGCAATTAAATTAACAGGTAAAAAAGATAAGCGGAATCAACCAACTTGGACTTGTAAATGCGATTGTGGAGGAACGATAGAGCTAGCTCACAAATGGTTGACTAATCCAAATAGTGCTAAAAATTGTCGCGGAGAATGTCCTTATTACTATTTAAAATATCCCCCAACTCCTAATCCTTATCCTGAAGCAGCAGGGAAACTTGTTGAGAAATATTTATATTTAACTAAGCCAAAAAAATACTATAAAAATAACTGCCAGGAAGTTGAAGACCACAAAGTAGAAACTCTAATTCGTACCTGCTGGATAATTACTTACAAGAGACGATGTGGTGAAAACATCTCAGAATTGCGAGAAATGTTCCACATTAAAAAATCTTTGTCTTTTGCTCTCGTAACTGTAAGACGAAGGAAGTTTCTTGAAAGTCGAGGGCAATTCGGTTATAAAAGGAAGCGTAAATTAATAGGTATCAAGATGGCCAACGTAACATCTTCTGATTATCCGGTAATTGAGACATCGGAGAAAAACTTGATGTTAAATTTTAAGTCAAAGAGAGTTCGATTTAAGCGATGTTAATAATTTCTAATACCGAAAACAAAGGTGATTACACCGCTCAAATCCAAGCTTTTAGTGGCAACTATTCGCCTATTAATATTGAAGTAGCGGAAAGTCAACAAACAGTAGTCGAAGATTTTAGCCAGCCGATAACTGTCGAAGCAGAAGAAGTCACCTCGGTTTCCGCTAACGGAATTACTTACACTCCCGCAATTAACCCCGAATCTCCACAAAATGGGGAATACCTGTGGAATCCATACTCGCAGCAGCTACAAATATTTGCTGAAAACTTACCACGAAGCATCCAAGTATCAACACCACCACCAACCATCCCCGTAAGCCCTCCACTACTACGGGAACCGCATCCAATATCATTTAAAAATCTTCCTCTTGAAGGTACTATCCAATTAAATCGAAGTTTTGAGCAGCACCCATCAGCAACTGCACAATTTGAAATAGCTTTACCAAAATCGATTATTCAGCAGGTTTTATCTCCTGGGCTGGAAATTAATATTTACGGATTACCCCTACGAATTGAAAATTTAGATATTACCGAATTACCGCGAGCGATATACCCAGATATGCGGTGTACGGTGAAAATAAACTTCGGCGGTAAGTGGGAAAATTACATCGATGAGCCAGTCTTTCTTCGTGATGACGGCAATAATAATTTGATTTTAGATAACCAACCAGATCCAGATTGTGCGATTGGGATACGAAACAATAGTAACAACAAACGAGAGACTACGGTAATTAAGTTGCTGCGTAAGGCTGGCATCCCTTATACGGGAGCGGTTTTAAAACCCGTACCCATCGATCGCGATACACCCCGCGACGCGACAGCAGATCCAATTTCTTTACTACAAGAGAGATTGCGGGTTGCTAACTCTTTTGTGAGGTGGAGCAATCCAGGTGCAGTAGAAGTAGTTAGAATTAACTCTACAAAAGCTTGGTTTTACAGAGATACGGAAATTTTAGGGGAAATCTCAACCAGTTACGATGCGATCGCTATTTCTTCTAAAAGGCGATCGCTATCAATTGCTAATTACAATCCACCATCACCAAATTTAGCGACTTTCCCATCATCCCCAACACCACCACCAATTCCGACTATCAGAAACGAATTACCAACTAACTTATCCTTTGAATATCCCAACGTAGAATTATCGGGGGAGTTTTCGCAACCCAAAGATAAGGATGAGGAGAAAACACAAGGGCAATCAACACCGAGGTATGTAAGGAAAGATCCAAAGCGACGGGTAAGAATTGATGGTGACGTAAAAGCGAATGAATTTCCGGCAGGCACTAGCTCAATTCAAGTTATGTCAATGTGTTTTGATTTGGGAGGTGTTACAAAATCCCGACAATTCGTACACCTTGAAGATGAAGCAGAAGTTAAGATAATCACCGAAATATTTGGGTTTGTTTTTACCGCCGGAGAAATTTACGATGATTCGAGAAAGCGGATATTAGGGAATCCTCGACAACAGTGGAAGCTAATCAAACAAACAACCACAGAGTTTACTTACGATAAACAAACCGGGTATCTATTATACGAAATCGAATCTGGATTTAACACGGTAAGATATCGCAAAGAATCGGTAGAGATTCCAGAAACTTTAGAAGATGGCAATCCGGAAGCGCATTTATATAGGTTTTTTCAGCTTCCCATCTATAAACGCACTTCAAGGTATTTACAGAAGTTTGAAGAATATAGTAGTGAGAATGCAGTTGATTGGGTGAAAAAATGTGACAGATTTGGTAAAGCATTTCTCTCTCCGGTGTATAACCCGGATTTTGCTCCGCCATACTATTCGGTGCGAGAGCGTACAGAATCTGCTGGCTTTGCAAGTACTGACAATCCTGAAAATGAAGGATTGAGCGCAGAAGATAAGCGAATGCCAGATTTGGTAGTGGGGGAAGAATCTTTATTTGAAACTACTACAAATATTGAAGAAGCCGTTTACGAACAATCCATTACTACAGAAAATGGAAATGTTGTGTATTTGCGTGGAGAAGAAATCACCCCAGCAAAAGTACATACCTATTCAATTAAATATAAGGCTCAAGGAGAGGGGATGACGGAGGCTTTACAAGAAACTTCAACAACCGAAACCGAAGGAGAGCCAACCGTTGCTAAACGTCGCCCAAATCGGTTCAAGAAAGAAGAGGAAGATGTCAAGGATAAAGCTGAAAAGCCAGAAGAAGCGCAATATCGATATTTAATACAAACTCCTGGATACAGTTATCAAAATCTAATTGGTGGTAGTGAAAGTTTCCCAGTGGCTGAAACTTTGCAAGAAGCATTAACGGCTGCAAGGTGTAAATTAGCTATTGAAAATTGGCGGAATGGCTTAACTGAGAGTTTGCAAATTCCCGGTAACTTGGGAATTAAAGAGGGGGATAGATTTAATTATATTTGTAATGGGGAATATAGACAGCGCGTGGTATTGTCGGTGGCTCACAACTTAGAAATTCAAGGTGTAGTGAATGGTGATAGGAGAATCACAGCGGTAACTTCTTTGAGTTTAGGTAGATACGTTTTACCGCCACTTAGTTACACCAAGCATAAAATACCAAAACCGGGAGAGCAAGAGCCATTAAAGGGTAGCGCTTTATTGATTTGGAGAGTTAATTTGGGGCAAATATTGCCGTTAGTTGGAAGACATCGGAGGAATCCTTAAAAAACTGATAAAAAAAGAGATAGAGCAAAAAGTACCTACGACAAATATAAAATAATTTTTATGAGCAGATATACGCAAAAGAAGATTGTTGATGAGTGGAAGAAACTGATTCCCCAGTTTACTATTAAGGATAATTTCGTTGAGGTGAAAACCTATAAAAAAACGGTTAAGTTTCCGACTCAAGACAAAAAAACCAGCATCGTAAAGCAGCGCAATATTGGCTATGGTTAAGTGGTCGAGAGTGGTAATGAATCGAGAAACTAATAAGTTGGTTTCTAGTATCGAACCACAACCAAAACGAGTATTAGAAATATCAGGCAACGGATGGAGTAGCTACGGATTTGAGGAATATTTATCTGTTGTTTATCCAGCATTTGATATTTGTACTAGTAGATTACCTGAAAAGTTTGACTTGATAATTGCTGAGCAAGTTTGGGAACATCTACGATTTCCTTATGCTGCTACTAAAAATGTAATATCAATGCTTAATCCTGGAGGGCATTTTTTGATTACTGTACCTTTTTTGGTAAAGTATCACCCAATGCTGTTTGACTGTACTAGATGGAGCGCTGAGGGGTTAAAGTTTTTCTTGAAAGAATGTGGTTTTGAGTTGCAGAATATTAAAGTAGGGAGTTGGGGCAATCGGGAGTGTGTTATTGATAATTTAAGTGGATGGAAGGAATATAAGCCTCAAGAACACAGCTTGAAGAATCAAAGTAATTTTCCTTATCATGTTTGGGCTTTAGCTAAGTTCTTGGGTGATAACTAATTGAATAATCATTGAAATTATCGTTGTCACTAATTTTTAATTTATAAATCTTGTCAACTAAAACTTCTTTTAAAATTATTTTGTCTTCAATAATTTCAAAAACATAGACAAAACCAATGCCATTCTTACTCTTGATTGAATTTATATCCACATGGGAAACATATATTCTATTTCCTTTGGAAGAAAGATTGTTTTGATGAGCAAAAACTTCAAAATAATCTAAGTACCTATGATATGCGTAATAGTTGTTGTGGCTTATCCTGATATATCCGGAACGATTATTAGCCCAATTCAAAAACAAGCAAAATCCATTAATTGAGTGAGGATTTATTATTAAGTAATTATCTCTGTGGAAGTAAACCAGTTGAGTGATTAATTCAAACTGGATTTCTATCTGCCAATAATATCTGTTGAACTCTATATCGTTTACAACAACCGTGTCGTCTAACTGCGTAATTCGTTGTTCTCCAATTATTGAACCTTTGAACTCGTAGAATTGACCATTAATTTTTTTGTAATAAACTATGTCAACTCCTATTGTCGATTCGGGTAAGCTAGTAGATAAATCAGAAGTATAGTATTTGCCATCATTATCTTTTTTGTTTCCGAAATAAACTGAATTCACTTGAGGAAGCTTCTCGATATCGATAGAAATATCAACTTCCATACATCCGGAAAAATTAGAATCTAATTCACGAGTCGTCTTTTCATTTTTATCATAATAATATGGTTTTATAAGCTCATAATAATTTAGGTCTGTCCGAAAATTGTCTGCTTCAATTTGCTGTCCATCTCTAAATATGATGTCATTCGCTCCCCTAATAACAAAGCTGCCAATAGAGGATGGGTCAGTAAAAGATGAAGTTCTTAATTGATCATCATTATAAAAAACCGTTGCAGATATCAAGTCAGAATCTGAAGAATAAGACGCTTGATGCTCAATATTTCCCGCATCTTCATATTTTGAATACAAAATAAAATCCTCGCCACAGAAAAAAGGTAGCAAGAATTCAACGCTTCTAAGCGCAGAAAGTTCATTAATTCTAGTACTTCTCGTAAAATTATTAGCATTGTTGTAAGTCGTCGTTTCTTCAGATTCTGAACGACGAGCCAATCTTTCTTCGTAATAAAATTCTACACCTGAATATTCAAATTCAAATTTAATATGTCTGTCAAAAAAAGTTGTTGATTTGTTGTAAACTAAGTTTCCTCTGTCAAATCTTGGGGATTCATTTTCATCAAAAATTTCGTCCGCAATTAATGGAATATTTTCTTGATTTCCGTCTTTGTCTATGAGATACAATAATTTACTTGATTCGTCAAAGTTTGGTGCTATAAGCGTATAAACGTCGATTGTATAATACGTAAAAAAGAAATCATATCCTAGCCAATAAAAATTTAAAGCAAAATTAGAAATGAGTTTGTTTTGATAAATCTGCTTTCTTCTTGATGTTAAATATAAGTCAGATGATTCTAATGGTAGGCTAGAAAAACTTAAAAAATTATTTTTACCTTTATTTGCTATATTTCCGCTTGCAAGATAATTAATTTCTGGATTAAAATTGTCTGTTGCGAATAAAAAGGTTGGGGTTTTTGAATGTCCACCAATAAAAACTCTGGCATTGTCAGCATTAAACTTTGTGTATAGAATTTTAAAAGGTAGAAATAAATTATTTTTATTCAACGACTGTTTATTAAATTCGATATTTCTTTGATAATTTAAAGATGTTGAATGGTCGCTAATGTTCAACAAATAATAAAAATTGCTTTCCTCGAAAATTAAGCAATTATCGCCTATCTTAACTCTAGCAAGGCATTTAATTCTTACTTTGCTGTTATTAATCCTGCTGTAGATAAAGTCGTCTTTATCGCAATCAAAATCAAATTTTATAATAGATATTTTTCCAAATATTTTTTGGAATTCATCTACAGTTTTTTTATCAAACATGGCAGCATTAATAACGTTATGAAGCTTCTATATTGCCATTTAAGTAAGTATCTATGAATATGATTTTTTGGGACGACTAAAGACAGCTGGTCTAACAAGGAGCTTGAGTGTGTTTTTTCGTCTGAGATAATAGATTGTAAAATTTTAGCTATTTCCGGACATACAAATAACGACAAAGCCTTGTAGAATTTGTATTGATGCTCTTCTAGTACCTGCATGAAGGCTAATTTATCAAATAAGCTATAGCTGTCAGCACTTTTACCTTTAAAAAACAACTTTGCGATCGCGTTTTGGGATAAGTTGGTGGCAATATATTCTTCACTACTATCCCAGTCAATTTTGCTCCACTCAATTGTTCTGTTCCCCCTTCTTTCTAAACTTTTGTAAGACTCAGTTAATTTACCCCCCATTAATTTAGAAAAAGCTTGGGCGTGGTTGTACTCAGATTCAGCTTGAATTCTTAACTGCAACGCTAAGGTATTAAAGCCGTTTTTATCGCATTCAATCGCAACTTTACGACAAAAATAGTAAACCCCTAGTTCAGATTTCTTGAGGATTGATAAATAATTGGGATTCTTACTAAAAATCCAAGCACTTAAATAATAAATCATTTAATTAAAATCAATTAAAGTAATCAAATTTTGATTGATGATAAAGCAAACACCATCGCGACTACTGCCGCCATCTTCACAAGCGAATATTGATAGCCAGCGGTAATCAGAATCCATTTTTATGCTTACTTTTCCACCCGTGCGAGGTAAGTTTTCTACAAATTTTCTACCATCCATATTGAAATTTGGCTCTTGATTCCAAACTTGAACTTCAACGCTCTTGTCTCTAGTTTCATTGCCCGATCGTAATTCTTGTTCCCAATAGTCGCCGATGGCAATATCAAAACTCGGCTTAACTATTATCTCCCCTTCGTAGGGTGCATAAAACTTCAAAGCTTTACCACTACCATCTAAATTGCATTGATTCTCACAAACCAAAATTGCAGGTAAAGAGGGATTTTCGTTTGATTTGTGCCATCTACCTGTTGTTGGATTATCGTTAGGAAGAAGCACGTTTATTTCGTCGGGAATTGCCGTAGAAGATTCCACGAACATATACCAAGAGTTAAAGTTACCCCTAGTGATACGACAATACCCATTAACTCTATCTTCTGCTCCAATTGCCTTGATGGCTGATATTGATAAGATTGAATATCCTACTTGTGGTGCCATTTTACTATTTTAAGTTTTGATAAAATATTCCTGTCAACTGATACCAATTATCTTTATTGAAAAACAAATGCGGCAGACGTTGACGACGGTTAATACCTAATTTTTTGTAAGCTAAATAAAGATAATGTTGCACAGTACCTGGAGCTAAATACAAAGAGAGATGCTATTTGACAATTGGTTTTACCTAAAGCTGCGAGTTTACAGCACCTAAATTCTTGCTCAGATAAAAATTCCATTAATTAAGCCCATCCCAATTCACGTTATCCCAGTTGGCAGTATCCCAAGTTTGGGGAATAATACCAGATGCGAAAAATCCAATATCTATTTTATATTCACCTGGATTACCAGTTTGAGTTACTACCATTACCGGCGGTTGCTCGGATTCAAATATAGTAATTTCTCCTGCTACCAAAGAAGGCGGTTGAAAAGCGCCATACCACTCCTTAATACAAGGTGGAGAAGCGTGAGAAATTGAGGTTATTTCTGTCCCTTCATAGCCGTAGCTAACAGCAACGCGGTAGCTATCGGTTGCTAAAATGCCGCTATCTTCAGCAAGTGTTACTTCTCCCGGTGCGAATAACGAGAAATTTTCCTCGATTTCAACAGGAAGGGTACTATCAATACCGTCATTCCAATCGCCGATAGTATAGCTAAATCCGTTCTGTGGTAAAAGCGAGATAGAGCTAAATTTACGAATTGCACCATCAGAGAGACGCTGTAAATAAACATTAATCGTTGGGGCATTTACTTGAGCAGCAGCACCTTTAATTACGTCGGGATAATCTTCTCTAATTATATTTGAGATAATTGCACTAACCGAAATGCCGCCATTAGTTACTTCTAAATAATCGCTCCACTCGGTTGCTACAGATTCTCCGCTTACCGTACCAACCAGCGCTCGCAACGCTTCGCTACTAGTCGGCTGATAGTTCGGAGATTCTAAATATACTGCACCATTGCCGTTAATAATTACCTGCTGGTTAGCAGTGTTTTCTCGCAATCCGGATATTGTGCGAGATGGTTTTACCGGAAAAGAATAGCTCCCTACTAAGGCCATACCTTTGCCAATAGTGAAGCTTAAGCCTGAAGTGGGTAAAACTCGATAATAATCCCCTTTAGCAAAAACAACGTCACCATCAATCAACTCCGCAATTGGATTATAGCCGCCGCTTTGGGTGCGAATCACCGGAAGAATACCAATCACTGCACCATCAGGCACCTGATTGTTTAATTCGGCAGTTGAGAAGAAAGGTTTTACTGATATCGATATTGATTCTCCCGGCTGTAATTCGTCATCAGTGATAAAAGGCGTTTCGATTTTTGGTTCCCAAGGAATAAAGCCACCAACATTGTTGAAATCTCTTCCTTCGCTGTCGGTAGTGCGTAGGTTTCCGTTTCCATCTACAAACCCATCAAATTTTATCAGAAATAATCCGTTTAATAAGTCAGAGCTGCGTTTGTTGTTATAGGAAAGCTCAATCCCAAATTCTGTCCCCGCAGGTAGCGGGTTATCGGAATTATTATAGAGAAAATATTTACTTTCCCACTCTGGTAAAACTTTGGTGTTTGGCGCTGGTGGATATATCGGATGGGGAATTATATCGGTTGGATCGATTTCACTAAGATTGCGATCGCTCCCATCAATAGTGGTATCCAAAATAAAAGTATTTGGGCTTCCTAAAAATTCCCAAATATCGAATTGCGCTTGATATTCCACAAACCTTGATTCTTGAATAACCCACCGCACCATGCCATCAATTAAATCTGCCCCCGATGGCAAAGTTGCAGCATTTAATACGTTTGGTGCAAGTAATAAATGCTCGTCTTCGGTTAATTGAATCGTTGCAGGAAGTTGCAGTTTTATCGATTGTGGTTCAATCCCTTCACCGTATTGATACCCAGGCAAGCGAGCAATTTGTATAAAATTTTCAGGATTACTGCTTGTCGAAGCACTTAAGATAAAGTAGTGTATATCATGTGCTTCACGAATTGTGCTTTCTGGAATTGTGATTTCAATTCGATCTCCTTGGATATAAGTTACCGCGCTGGATATAAACGCACGATTTAGTCCAGCGCGATTCATTAATTGGAAGGAAAAATAGATAGTCCCGCCAGTGGTCAAGTTTCCACCACTAGGGATAACCTCAATATTCCATTCCGAACAATCAATACCTACACCAGCGTAACGGGGAATCAATAGCTTGTTGCTCCTTCTTGCAAATCAAAATACGTGAAATCAAGGGTTATAACTTTGCGTTATACGAAGTATCAAGCTTTAGCTTATCGCGCAATTTTGAATTGACACTCAATCGCAATAAAATCGAACAAATCAACTTTACTAATCTTCCACGCTCCCCCTTCTTTGATAGCTCTCAATCGATTATCTTTTATAGCTCTTTTAATTCCCGATTGGGAAAATCCTGTTAAGTCTGAAGCTTCTTTTATTTTTAATAACAGCTTCTGCTGCAAGCTACTTAAATATTGGTTGTATCCCCATGCGTTGAATCCCTGCTTAATGCAATCCAATCTTTCGTCGTTTAAAAGTTGAGAATTAATTTGACTTAAATCATTTGCGACTTCCGGTATAGATAAATACGTTGGTTGTTTCAATTCTTGTTTTAGCTTCAGCACCTCTTGTTTATCAAATACAGCTTTCGATTTCCCTCTAGCTCCTGGTGTTTTCTCGTACCGCTGCGATAGCCTACCTTCATTGACGTGCCGTTCAACGGTCTTCTCCGAGCATCCCAACGTTTTTGCGACTTCTTTTTTTAACATAATCAGACAAAACGCGACACTTAATTTTCTCATTTTGTCGCATTTTTTCTAAGCTGAATACTGGGAATAATGAAATTACTTAGCTAATAGTATATAAAAATACCAATTAAATGAATCACTCCGAATCACTAAAAAACTTTTGCGGAACGATTTTACTGAAAGATGCCCCTCCAATTTGGGCTAAAGCAGTTCAAGAATGCTTGGTGCGCGGTGGATATTTAAAAGGTTCCATCGACGGAAAGGTAGGACCAATTACGATGGCTGCTTTTCACAAATTTAAAAAAGCGCGGGATTTGGGGGATTTGGATTATTTGGGGAAATGCACTGCTGATGCGTTGCTGAGAATTGAAGCACCAGTCTTAGAAACAGTTAAGTTAGATGTTGAATATTTCTTTCAGCGCGATAATTCTACAAATTTATTCGGAACTGGCGATCGGCAGTGTAAGTTAACTTGTAGTGCAATGTTGGCACATCATATTTTAAAAAAAGCCGGGTTGAAAAATCTACGGCAATTGCAAAAAGAGGGCGGGTTTGTGGAGCCAGAGAGCGTGTATGCGAAGTATTTGAAAAAATATGGTGACACGATTTACAACCAACCTCATATCAATGCTTTGCGAGATTTGAGAATTACCGCTTATTACTCAAAGGATGTTGAGTTAGAAGGGATTATTGAAATATTAAGAAAAGATGTCCCGGTACCTTTAAGCGTTGATTATAAGTCGGGCGGGCATATTGTTCTAGCGGTTGGTTTTAATGTTGAAAACAAAAGTTTTTGGATACACGATCCATACGGCAGTAGAGCGGGTGCAGCGCATCGATATGCAGATAGAAGTTCTCTCGCTGGTAAATTCGATGTTTACTCCTGGGATTTGATGGAAAAGCTCTACACGAATTACTGGAATCGCCATGCCCTACTTGCTACTAAGGTGGGGGATTTAAGTCTGTGATATCGAGTAGTAGTACAAAGACTTTTTTCTTCTTTACTCAAACACTTATTAG